CGGCAAGGAACTAAAGCCAAAAGTCATTAACTGGATGAGCGGCAACGGTTATACCAAAGATCAAATCAAAGCATTCAAAGATACCAAAGACAATCGATGTGGTACGACCATGGGTTCTATTGCTGCTAATTTACTTAGAGGTATGCCTGCGGTAAGAGCAGACTTCAATGAAGGACGTAACACTGCGGAATGGTTAAACAAGGCCATTAAAGCAGTTATAGAAGAAGGCAAGAATGACGAGGTCGAGTCCGAAGACCCTGTTACAGAAGTCAAAATCACTGCTCAGCCTACGATCCAAGAACGTGTGAAAGAAGCAGCAATGAAAATGACTGTGGAAATCGAAGATGCCATTGAAAGTTTTCAAACTGATCCAGAAACATTTGATCCAAAAGCATTCAAGTTATTGAACCTACTACGTGGTCGTCAAGTCAAAGCCGCTCATGCTCGCATTATCAAAGAGTTGTACAGCCGCAATTATCATGAGCTGGTAGAAGCGGCGACCACAAAAGATGAACAACTCAAAGAAGCCTATGCTCACCTGAGCAAAGCTAACTTGAAAAAGATCACCTTGTTCTACAACGAGATATTGACAGCCTGTGATATGCTGGCACAAGAAGCCAAGGTCAATAAAAAGCCACGTGCTAAAAAGCCCACCGACAAGTCTAAAATTGTTGCCAAAATGAAGTATCTCAAACAAGATGACAAATTAAAGATCGTGTCTATCAATCCCGAGGACATCATTGGTGCTAAAGAACTGTGGGTGTTTAACGTGAAAACCAGAAAATTGGGCAAGTATGTGACCACAGAGTTCAGTGAACTCAATATCAAGGGCACTACAATTACTGGATTTAACGAGAACACTAGTATGCAAAAAACTCTGCGCAAGCCCGAAGAACAGCTCAAAGAGTTGAAATCTGCAGGAAAAGTGGTGTTACGAAAGTTCTTAGATGATATCAAAGCCGTGGATATCAAACTCAACGGTCGTATCAACGAAGATACTGTATTATTAAAAGTACAATAGTATTGTAAACCTAAAAAACGGGCCTAAGCCCGTTTTTTTATGGCTGGATAAATATAATACTATGAGCAATATAAACAATATTCTAGCCGCTCTCAGCGATGAAATCAACGGTATCGCACAACGAGCAGCTCCCGATTTCAAAGAAATAGCAAGACAGTTACCTCTGAGATCACTCTCAGGTGATCATATTTCAGGTGGCAAAATACAAAACTTCTCCAGTACTGGTATCACAGACACTGCGGTAAAAACGCAGTTGACTGTAAACAACGACGGAGTAACTGTTAAGAATCTGTTTGTGGAAAACATCGACAATCTCACAGTACAAGGCATCCTCAAAACCAAGATCCTAGAAGTTGATGAGATACGTGCTGACATCAAATTTGAAAAAGACATTCCTATTACATTTTCAGGTGACACATTAGACGGCAAAGGATTATTGTGGGCAGGTAAAGGGTATACCAAACAGTTAGTGTTCAACTCTAACCCAGATAGATTTTTTGTATCAGAGAATATCGATCTAGCCAGTGGAAAAACCATCACTGTCAATAACATCAAACTCATAGATGAAAAAGAACTAGGACCTACAGTTGTCAAAAGCAGTCTGCGAGAAGTTGGACATCTCAAAGGACTTATAGTTGATGGCGGATTGTCAGTGGGACAATTCATGATATTTGATGCTAATACCAGTAGATTAGGACTAGGAACTGAAAATCCCAACGCTGCTCTCAGTATTCTAGACGACGGAGTTGAAATAATAATCGGTACCAAAGATGCTGTGCGTGGCTATATAGGCACACATGCCAGCAATAATTTTGATATTGTCACAGACGGCACTGCAAGAATCTCTGTGACCAGCAGCGGCAACATTCTATTAGGTAATCCTAAATTGGCGCCTGTACAGATCAGTGTGCATGGCAAACTATCTGTGCGTGTTTCTACTCCTGATCCCGAAGTTGATTTACATGTCAACGGTGCTGTGAAATTTAATAATAGGCTACAAACAGTCAGCGGTACCTATCCTACAGCAGGCAGTTTCAATTCAGGCGACATCGTATGGAACTCGGATCCAAGAATCAATCATTACGTAGGTTGGGTCTGTGTTCAAGCTGGTAGCCCTGGTATCTGGGAACCATTTGGTAAAATTGGAAATTCATAAACATGGCTGATCAACAACATATCGAAACACTGCTGGCCAGCTTGAGAGCTGTGTTAGAATCAGGGCAAGAAATAAACACGGCCGAGGTACCGTTTATTGTTATCAAGGGTGACATAGATGGCAAAGGTATTCTATGGTCAGGACTGGGCAATACCAAACAGCTGATATTCGCATCGAAGCCAGACAGGTTTTTCATCAGTGAAAACATAGATCTAGCTAAAGGTCGCAGTGTGTCAATCAACAACATCAAGGTATTAGATGAACGAGAACTAGGACCCACTATCACTAAAAGTAATCTTCGAGAAGTTGGTCATCTCAAAGGCTTGGTAGTTGACGGCGGGCTTAGTGTAAATCAATACTTGGTCTATGATGCCAACACCAACAGACTGGGCCTAGGCACTGATCAGCCCAAAGCTGCGGTCAGCATAGTTGATCAAAACATAGAACTGATATTAGGATCGTCACTGCCTAATACTGCTGTGATAGGCACATATAATTCCGCAGATCTAGAATTGGTCACTGACAATACTGCAAGAATAACCATACAGGCCGGCGGCAATGTTGTTATAGGAAATCCTGCCACAGGCGATACACGAGTCACTATCATAGGGAGACTGGGTGTAAATGTTAACAATCCCGATCCAAGATGCAGTCTGCACGTTAACGGTGCACTGAAATTCAACGATAAACTACATCTCAGTGGCGATGCTGCTCCGACCAGTGGAGCATTCAATGAAGGCGATGTGGTGTGGAATACCAGTCCAAACCCTGGTAGATTTGTGGGATGGGTCTGTACCCGAGCGGGCAATCCCGGCCAATGGAGCGGATTCGGAAGAATTGAATAATGCTTCCAGCGTTGGTGATCGGCAATGGCGAGAGCAGGCGCCACATTGATATCAGTGCGTACTCTTCTCATACTCTAATAGGATGCAACGCTATACATCGAGACTTATCGGTCAATCATTTGATCTGTTGTGATCGTAGAATGGCTGAAGAAGCTGTGAACAATCCCAATACCAAAGACACAGAAATATATGTTCGTGATCATTGGCATCACTACTTCAGAAAAATAAGAAAAAACAAAAACGTTCATCTGCTTCCTGAAGTGCCTACCCGAGGCGAAACCAAAGTCAATCAAGCCGAACATTGGGGCAGTGGTGCTTATGCTGTGTTAGTGGCGGCTGTGTTAGGACACAAAGAAGTCACACTGATTGGGTTTGATCTATATCCGATTGATCACACAGTAAACAACATCTACAAAGACACTGCGAATTATGCACGAACAGGTGCACAGGCAGTGGATCCCAGTTATTGGATCTATCAGATTGCCGCAGTATTCATGTACTATCCCAATACAAAATTTGTTATACGCAACAGACCAGACTGGCGCATGCCTACAGAATGGCAGAAAAATAATGTGGAATTTGTTGCATTATAAATAGAAATGTAATACACTATTACAATACACACACAAAGAGGACTCCATGGCATCATCCCTCTCTAAACACTCTGCAGTCATCAAACTTGCTACCTATATAAAGGAGACTAGAGATGGCAAAATATCTTTCAACAAAAACTTACGGCAACGACAGAGGTCTGTCATGCTGTTTTCGACAATGGCGTTCAACCCATAGTCATTGCTCACTACTACACGGATACTCGATCGGTATCAAATTAATCTTTGAATCAGAAACACTGGACGACCGTAATTGGGTCATGGACTTTGGCGGACTCAAAGCATTTAAAGAATGGTCAGAATGGCAGTTCGATCACACATTGGTCATTGCTGAAGATGATCCCCACAGGGAAATGTTTGAAAACATGGCTAAGTTAGGGAAACAAGCTGAAGGCGGTGTCTGCGACATTCGTATTGTCGAAGGTGTGGGCTGTGAAAAATTTGCTGAACTTGCTTATAAAGAAATGGCCACTATACTACATATCTTTAAAAATGGCAATACCTACTATTGTCCTAATGGTGAACTCCATGATGCTAGATATACTGTCGGTGCTGGTGTTAAACTTCGTTCAGTGGAAGTGTTTGAACATGCTGGTAACTCGGCTACCTACGAAGGGTAATAGTTAACGCATAAATAATAATATGCGTACATTTAATATCAATCGTATTCAAGCCAGCAACTACAATAAGTTGTTCCTTATAGCTGGTCCTTGCCAAATTCAAAGTCAAGACCATGCCGAGTTCACTGCAGGTGCTATCAAAGAAATCTGTGATGAACTTGGTATTGATTTTGTTTACAAAAGCAGTTTCGACAAGGCTAATCGCAGCAGCCTCGGCACCCAGAGAGGTGTGGGTATAGACCAAGGATTGGCTATATTGAACTCAATCAAACACACGTTCGGAGTGCCAGTTTTAACTGACATTCATGAAAGTTATCAGGCAGAACTGTGTGCTACAGCTGGCATTGATATCATACAGATACCTGCTTTCTTGTGCAGGCAGACTGATCTATTGTTAGCCGCAGGTGCTACTGGCTGTGCTATCAATGTCAAAAAGGGACAGTTCCTTGCTCCCCACGATATGAAAAATGTTGCAGCGAAGATCGCCTCAACTGGCAATGAACGCATCATGTTATGCGAAAGAGGATACACTCATGGATATAATAATCTCGTTGTGGATATGCGCAGTCTACCCATTATGGCAAGCACCGGATATCCAGTGGTCTTTGATGCCACGCATAGTGTTCAACAACCTGGCGGATTGGGGTCGAAGTCAGGAGGCGATAGGTCCATGGTCCCATACCTGGCGAGGGCTGCTGTAGCCACAGGATGTGTTGCAGGAGTATTCATAGAAACACACGAAGATCCGGACGCAGCACCCAGTGATGGTCCGAATATGATCGAACTGTCAGAACTTAAATCATTGTTAACAGACTTGGTAGCCATAGATGGAATTGTCAAAAGAACAACGTCAACAAGCTAAGGCTGAAAAAAGAGCTGCCAAAATGGCAGCACGTGGTGAATACCCAGATCTAGTAGTGTCTTCAGATCTTAACGATCCGATCACTGTGCTGTGTGTAAGATTTGGCAACAAATACGGTCGTGAATATGTAGAACGTTTGCGCAACATGGTTGCAAGACACCTCACCGTACCCTATGAATTTGCCTGTCTCACTGATGATCAACATGACATCCCCGGAGTACGTAAAATATATCAACCCAATGCCAACTATGCCAGAGGATGGTGGCACAAGGTTCACATGTTTGATTCTGCCTTGCCTATCAGGGGTAGAATATTGTATCTTGATCTCGATGTGGTTATACATGCCAATATGGACAAACTTACTAGATATCATACTACCAGCTTCATAGGTATTCATGATTTCAACAGAAAATTTTTCCCCAGTTGGAACTATCTCAACAGTTCAGTGTTGGCATGGACACACGGCACACAGGGTCATATCTACGATCAGTTCAAACAGAAACCATCAGAGGCTCAGCGCCTGCAGGGTGATCAAGATTGGATATGGAAACTTTGCAAAGATCGAATGAAATTTTGGCCTCGAGAATGGGTAATGAGTTATAAATGGGAAATACGCAGCAGGGAAGAACTAGTAGTAGCTCAATCAAGAAGACAGTTCAAAACAGTTCGAGACGATATACGACCTCCTCCAGACTGTAGTATAGCTGTTTTTCACGGTGAACCAAATCCTCAGGATGTTCAGGACAAGTTTGTAGTTGACAACTGGCGGTAACGGTGTTATAATAGTAGTATGCTTATTCCATACTCTTATGACGAATGCCGTAAAAAATTGCAAGACCTATATGAAGGTCGTACTTTGGTTATACCGGCCGACCTAGATCATGCTTATCAAATGATGAATCTATCAATGATGTATATCAGAGACGACCAGCAACGAGTAATGAGTTATTTAAAACAGGATACTGTAAATGATTAAACGCATAGGCTTTGCCTGCAAATGGATCAATGATCCTTCCGAAGTCGACGGCATGAAAATCAACGCTCGAGACCGTGAACTCAATACAGGGTCAACTACAGTGGCTTGGCTCAAACGCCAGACTGCTGATGTAGCAGAGCAGAGATTATGGGATCTCATGGTAAGAAACATTGAATCAGTTCGCAAACTTGTAGAAAGAGTAGGTACATTAGATGATGAACTTCGCATGGTCCGTATTGGCAGTGATGTGCTGCCTGTTTATACTGAGCGTAATTACAGCTGGTTTTGGCGTCAAAGCCATGTGGTTGCATATGCCCAACAGCATTTTGCTGAGGTGGGGCGTATTGCTAGAGATCGTAATGTTCGTCTCAGTTTTCACCCTGGCCAGTTTACTGTGCTGGCATCTGATAATCCCGATATTGTTGATCGTAGCATAGAGGAGTTTGAATATCATGTGGACATGGCTCGCTGGATGGGGTTTGGTAAGACGTTTCAAGACTTTAAGATCAATGTGCATATCGCTGGCCGGCAAGGCCCAGCCGGTATCCGTAGTGCTCTGGCACGGATGACCCCCGAAGCCCGCAACTGTCTTACTATCGAAAACGATGAAATGACCTGGGGTATAGAACACAGTCTTGAATTAGTCAAAGATTGTGCTTTGGTCTTAGACATTCATCATCATTGGATTAAAACTGGAGAATATATTGAACCTACTGATAATCGTGTTAAAGGGATTATTGATAGTTGGCGTGGTGTGCGCCCTGTCATACATTATAGTGTATCACGGGAAGACTGCCTTATTGAGCATCCCGGACACCTCCGCCCCGATCTTTCGACCCTCTTAGAGCAGGGCTACAAAAAAGCCAAGCTGCGGGCACACAGTGAATTCTATTGGAACACAGCCGTAAATGAGTGGGCTTTGACTTTTAGAGACCAATTTGATATCATGTGTGAAAGCAAGGCCAAGAACTTGGCCTCATTTGCCCTATACGAACAAGACAAATCTATTAAGAAGTCTTTGGCTTGCGAGGAGTCTTTGCTGCTGCTTTCTTAGCTGGTTCTTTCTTAGCTGGTGCTTTCTTAATCTTAGCCACAGCCGCTGCTTTGTTTTCGGCAGTAATATCAGATACATTAGGTACAGGTGCAGTTGGTGCAACGTCAGCAACTTTGACATGGATTTTACCTTCCGGAAGTTTTTCACCAAACGGCCAAGGCTCATCAGCACCAGTATTGAATTTTGCCAAGGGATGTTGCTCTGGATTTTTGCCAGGGCCACCGGGTATCCATTTATCAATGGCGTCATCAGTCTCTGCTTTTTTGGTTCTCACATAACCATTCCACAATAGGGCTGCGCCCACGATAATTGCTATAAAAATAAAAATTTCCATGTGTAAATCTCCTTGTAGGTTATTTATACGGTAAATACAAGCATGGCATATAATTTTATACAAAAATTCATAGTTGAAGGCAAAAAAGACAAACTGATCCAGCTGACTCTGCCCTACGATCGCAATGACCTAGCGCCAGTAAAAAGCAAAGCTACTTTAGATTATCACTACGGAACACTGTACAAGGCCTACGTTGATCGTTATAACAAGGGCGAAGGCGATGACGATTTCAACGAAGCTGGCGCTTTCCTACATAATATCTATTTCGGACAATTGAAATCGCCCGAGGGATCTAACAGGCCGTATGATGCTGCTTTGCAGTTTATAGAAAACCATTTCAAAACTTTTGATCTATTCAAAAATGAAGTTGAACGGGCCGCCATGAAGATACAGGGCAGCGGATGGGTGTACTTGTCCAGGAACGGTGAAATCAAAACTATTGTTAATCACGAAATCAAGAACGATATTGTATTATTGATAGATTGGTGGGAACATGCATGGGCATTGGACTATCAGGCAGATAAAAAAAGCTATCTATCTAACGTATGGAAAATAATTGATTGGAGGGTAATAAATGGCGTACTCGGACAAAGTAATTGATCATTATGAAAATCCACGAAATGTTGGTAGTTTTGACAAAAATGATGTTGACATCGGCACTGGCATGGTAGGTGCACCTGCCTGTGGTGATGTAATGAAACTACAGATAAAGGTAAACAATGAAGGCATTATCACGGACGCGAAATTCAAAACATACGGCTGCGGTTCAGCAATCGCAAGTTCATCACTCATTACGGAGTGGGTCAAAGGTAAGACGTTGGCAGAAGCAGGATCTATTAAGAATTCTGAGATCGCCGAACATCTTGCACTCCCCCCAGTTAAAATACATTGCTCAATTCTTGCTGAAGACGCGATTCAAGCGGCCGTAGCAGACTACAAACAAAAACATGATCTCATTAACTGAACTTGCTGCATCTAAAGTCAAACAGAATCTAGAGCGCAGAGGCAACGGTCTAGGAATCCGACTTGGCGTAAAAACCACAGGTTGCAGTGGTCTGGCATATGTTATAGAGTACGTTGATCAACCTGCAGTAGAGGACATGAGTTTTGTCAGTCACGGAGTAAATGTTTTTGTAGATCCTAAAAGTTTGGTATATCTTGAAGGTGTAGAAATGGATTGGGTCCGCAACGGACTCAACGAAGGGTTTGACTTTCAAAATCCACAGGAACGAGATCGCTGTGGCTGTGGCGAATCATTTAGAATTTAGACACAGGTAAGTCTACACTAGCTGGCATATTCCATATCTGCTTCTGCTCTACTCCTGTGCGTTGAGCAAATCTCTTAGCATCACACGACCCGCAACAATGAAAGAAATTGTTGCTGAGTCGTTTCTTGTCCATGTGTTTGAGATCTCTTTCAAATACCGAATCACAGGCATCGCATCTCAGCACCGCCACGGTCTTTTTTCTAGTATAGTTGTGTGTTGTCCCACACTTACTGACCCTAACATATTGATTTAATTGTGTTTGTGTTTTTAGAAACATCGAGTATTTACATCCGGCTTATAAAACTTTGGGCTAAATATTAGAATATTAGTTTAATCTAGGATTCTAAACATGGCAAGAAAGACTATTGATATTGGTGCAGTTGGCAATGACGGCACTGGTGACAGCATAAGAGATTCATTCCGTAAAGTCAATGACAACTTTAGAGAACTGTATAGTTCGTTGGGGTTAGGAGAACGACTGAAATTCACTGGGCTAGAAGACGCTCCTAGTACCTATGTGGGACAGAATGATGCTACTACTGGAAACACCCCGGTGGTCACGGTCAACAACACAGAATCGGGACTGGCCTTTAAACAGCTGATAGCAGGTAACGGTATCAGTTTAGATTTTACCACAAACCCCAATCAAATCGCTATCAACTCGGACTTTGCTGAAATCGTAGCAGACTCCACGCCCCAATTAGGCGGTGATCTTTCTATGCGATCTGGTGGTAATCAATTCCGTATAATTGATGCTGGTACTACAATCAGTCCCCTTGCACCTATTTTCAAACACGAACTGGTCAATAAAAATTATGCAGATTCTAAGATTGCCAGAGCAGGAGTTAATGCTGTAGACCCTGCCACGGGTAATATTGACGAATCGTTCGGCAGAATGAGTGGTCCGCTGATATTGTCACGCTCACCAGAACCAGATGACGACACAGTATATGGTGGATTAATTGCAGCTACAAAATCATATGTAGACAGTTCTGCATTTGGCAGCAGTGTGAATCTCTATGTGGCACTCAGTGGCCAAGACGATCGCCCTGGAGTGTCACCAGCACTGCAAGGTCGTGCGTTGGCCTATGCTTATAGAACACTAGAAGCCGCACTTAAACGTGCTGAAGAGCTGGTTCTAGAAGCAAGACCTATCATAGGTCCATATGAAAAAACTCTAACGTTCAATAACGGTGCCACAGAATGTTCGTTGACTGCCATTGAAGAATCTCCTACCTCAGGCACAGGCTTTGTAGGAGCCATACGCATGAGTGTAGACACTGTGACACTGACGTCAGTGGGCACAAATTATTATACTGGTGACATTCTAGAACTAGTAGGTGGCACTGTGCCTAGTGGCGGTGGCAAGTGTTTTATCGAAGTGCTGTCTACACTGACCACTCCCGGGGCTATTGTTACTTTTAAAATTGTATCTACTGGTGTGTATCAAAACTCATTGCCTGGCAGCAGTAATGTAGCCACAGTGATATCCAGCAGTGCTGCACCTGTAGGCATTGGCTCTATTGGTGTAGGGGCGCAGTTTAATGTCACTTACAAAGTGGGATCTGTAAGTATCACCAATGGTGGCACTGGCTACAGTTTGGTTTCGGTGAGAATAACCGGTGGCGGTGGCACTGGCGCATTTGGTACCGCAGTGGTCACTGGCGGCGTGATCACTAGTATAACCATCACAGACAAAGGCACTGGATTTACCAGTTTGCCAACTTTTCAAGTAGATCTTCCACGATTCCTTATCTATACCGCTGGGCAACGCACTGACTTCACCGGTGATGTTACTACTTCCACACCTCAAGCCATACGAGGCAGAGATATCAGAGAAGGTCTGTTTATCAGAGGCAAGACCAGTGATGCCCTTGCACAGATCGTTGCACATTCGGGCGCACTAGACAGCGGTGGCAACGAAATTTTTGATGTGGATATTATATATGGAACATTTCAAATAGGTGAATCGATCACCTACGGCGACATTGCTAGAAACATACAGATCTCAGTGTTAGTAGAGAGTGGCGAATACTACGAAAACTATCCTCTGAAAGTTCCTGCCAACGTCTCTGTGGTCGGGGATGAATTCCGCAGAGTGATATTCCGTCCACGTCCAGGAACCTCTAGTTCGCCTTGGGCGTTTTATAAATTCCGTAGAGACAAAGTTCTTGATGGGTTAAGCATAGCTAGTCAGGAATTTGGTTACCATTATCTACAAGATATCACCCAACCCGTATATCCAAAAATTGACAACAAAGGCGGATACAACGCTGCTGCCGATCTCATAAGATTGAACAGAACTTTTTTACAAGACGAAATCGTAGCCTGGATCAACTACAATATAGTAAACAACATTGCTCCGTTTACTTCGACTTTTACTTACGATAATACTCTCTGTAAAAGAGATATTGGTCTATTAGTAGATGCTTTTGTATTCGATTTAGACTATGGTGAATACAATCGAACAATATCAGCTGGTTTGAAATACTATCAGAGCAGCAGTGGATTGGTGGCCATAACCACCCAACTATCAGAGTACATAGCTGTATTGGCACACCTAGAAGATCTCATGCAGGATATTATCACCAATACTGAGATCGTTGATGTCAAGCAGACGTTATTTTTACAGGTTATAGATCCTGCGTTCCAGGCCGAGGCAGGTGCTGACGCGGTAATAACCGACTTACTTGCAGCACTTCAGGATGTTATCGATGGTTCTGGTTCCGTAAATTACCCTAAAGAAAACGAAGAAATGGATGTGTTCCTAGCCAACGACACTGTGCGCTGGCAGGCCATATCTGCGATCGGACACGGCGGATTCATGGGTGTTTTAGACCCCACAGGTCAAATATTGTCTAGATCACCTTACTTCCAAGAGTGTGCGAGTTTTTCACGTTCAAAAGATAGAAAGGTGTGGGCTGGCGGTATGTTCACTGACGGATTTGCAGGTAATCTAGAATTCAACATAGATGTCGTGGTAACTCCTACTAGATTAGAAGTCAGTGATCTAGATAGATTTCCGCAATTACCAGGTTCATTCATTGTAGATGATTCAGTATATCGCATCAACTATGTTAGAGATTTTGTCTACGACAAAGACGGCAGCACAGCTACATTTGTTCTAGATGAAACCACACCATGGCCGTTCCAGGTGTTCACCTATAATTCTGCTGCCTGTAGTCGAGACACAGGACTGATTTTAGATGGTCTGGGTAGAGATATAGTATTGGGCACCAATTATTGGACACGACAAAACGGAATTACCTATAGACTTAGCCAGAGCATAGTGGTCATACAAGACCAACGAACTATTACCATAGAAGCAATTGAGTTCGCACATGATTCTGTGAATGCGTTGCTGACTGCATATCCTACCATTCAGACTATTGTGGATCAGAGCAATACAACTATTGCTGACATAATTAGACGAGGTATAGTTGCTGCTCCCAGTCTTTCATTCACATTGCCCGCTGGAGTATCAGCAAATGTTGGCTATGCCTATGACCTACTAATAGCAAATAAATTATATGCCATAGCTGAAATCACAGCATACATTGCTAATCAAATATCTGGAGCTACTGCTCCTTTCACAGCACTTGATACATTTGTAGCCAGTGAAGTTGAAGACCAGTGTAGACAGGCTGTGGAAGCTGTGATACATGATCTCATCTATGGCGGTAATGTGGCCACTCGCACCAGAGCACTGAAATTCTACAACAATCTCACAGGTGCGGTAATCACTGATTCTAATTTATCACAGGCCAAGACTGCTGCGTGGCACACATATCTAAACTATCTGCTAGGACAAGTAGTACAGAATCTAGCACCTGCTGTGAGTTATTCTGCACTGTCTAGAACCACCGGTACTGCTGCCTCAGCAACAGAAGCTGGCACTATCAACACGCTGATGACCAATATGAGTTCAATCATTGGTGCAGCTAATTTCACAGCAGCTCAGGCAGTGGTAGCTGCTACAGAACCCAGTTTTGTGGGATATACAGCCAATAACATCACTGCCAGAAGTATCATACAAAGCAACAAGGCCACTTTACAAGCCAGCACTGTGGCCTATGTGGACTTCTATGGTAACAGATATGAAGTGTTGATGCCTGGAAATAGAAGTATGTTGTGTAATGACTTCACACAGATCAACGATCTTGGCTATGGTATTGTTGTAGCCAATGGTGGTTTGACTGAGGCTGTGTCCATGTTCACTTACTACTGTCAAATTGCCTACTACGCTATCACTGGTGGTCAGATTCGTTCTGTGGCTGGTTCTAATGCACACGGTATCTATGCATTGGTAGCAGAGGGTGCAGATCCGCTGGAAGTTCCCACACCAACTGATCTCTATGAAGAACTCAGCCAAGGTGTAACCTGTTATTTCCCCAGCGGTGCATATGCTAACGTGATCAATGGCCTGCTGATATTTGTCACAGGCTACGAATATACACCCATAGGCAGTTCAGAACTGGAAGTGGTACATGGCAATGCTGTGTATAGATATCCAGTGACTTCTACAACCACTACTGATTTACCAGCGGGAGTGTGCAGACTGAATCTATCTGTAGGTACTGAAGGATCAGCTACTGAAGGTCTGTTTGCTGCGGTACCAGATGGTACTAAAATGACTCTTCGCATGAGCAATAAAATACTGTTGACCGGCGGTCTCGAAGATGTAGCAGTAAGACCATCTACTGGCCTTAAGCTGAGAGAAACACCAAATACTGTGTATCGAGTGCTGCAATTTGATGCAGACTCTGACGAGAATGGACCGTATGACATCCTGGTTGACATAGCCACTCCTACGATATTCAAGGTGACACTTACCATCACCGACATAACCAGTGATGTGTGTACCACCAGCGGTAATCATAAACTGCGAATCGGTGATAGGATCATTCCTACCAGCACAGCCAACGGCTTTACCAGCGGTATAACCTATTTCATCAAGTCTGTACCGGCCTATAATCAGTTCACTGTCAGTACCAGTCCCGGTGGAGCTGTAACAACGTTGTCCAACGGATCACCGCTGACTATCAAGGCTGTGAAAAGTCATAAACTTGTGGAATCATATACTATAAGTTTCTCAACCACTGGTACTCTGCCAGCACCATTGTTGGCAGGAGAAACTTATTTTGTTACATCTTCTGGACTTACTGAAACAGAATTCCGTGTGTCTGCGATCAAGAATGGTCCTCAGATCAGTATCACTACCGCAGGCAGCGGCATTCATAGATACAACATTGTAGGTTTGACTCTCACAAATATGAGAGAAAACTATGACTATGTAGATCTCACAGTATTAAATCCTGGAGAGTTTATATCATCGGTACCCACTGGCACAACCTGTACTATCAGCATAGCCAATCCAGCTGTGGTCACACTAACCAGTCACGGTTTCGTAGCAGGTGATGTGATCAAATTTACCACTACTGGTGCTCTGCCTACCGGTATATCCACACAGTCGAGATTTTATGTATTAGCTGCTGGACTGGGTCTAAACAGTTTCAGAATCAGTGATGAGGTTGGGGGTACTGCAATAGAAACCACCGGATCTCAAAGCGGCACACAAAAAGTTGGATTAGTAACTGGCCGAGCAGGCGATGATACATTTGCTGTAGTAGCAATATCAACAGAATCGGTGACCAGAGCTCAGGGTAGTAAATTTGTATGGCGTGGCGAAGAATACGTAATCAGCACTTATCAGTCCGAATCAGTGACCAATCAACCGTTTGGTCGAGTGGTTCTAAATCGCGGGTTGGTAGATGCGATTAACAACACCGACAGTTCATATACCATCAAGGCAGGTATAGCCGCACGTACCAGTGGTGCGTTAGGCACACTGACTATTCGTATTTCACTAACTCGTGTCACCGGACACGATCTGCTTGAAATAGGCACAGGATCATATGCTGATACCAACTATCCTTCAGAAATTTTCGGTGCACCAGTTAATGCTCTAGATCCAGATTCCGAAACTGAAGAACGTGATGTAGGACGCTGCTTCTATGTAACCACTGACCAATTTGGTAATTTCTCTGTAGGACCTTACTTTAGAGTTGACCAGGGTACAGGTCAGGTCACATTCTCAAGTTCTATTGCACTGAGTAACCTCGATGGTATTGGATTTAAACGAGGTGTTCCAGTTTCAGAATTTTCAACTGATTCGGGAATGACCGACAATGCCACTGACACTGTGCCCACTGAAAATGCCACACGTATCTACATAGAACGTAGACTGGGATTAACTCATGTCGGAGCACCGGTCACTGCCAGCCAACTGATACCAGTAACCACTGGTGGATATATGAGTTTAGATGGACAGTTGGGAATGAAAGCAGACATGAACTTGAATTTCAATAAGATATTCAATGTCTCAGATGCTACTAATCCACAGGATGCCATTAATCTTAGAAGTTTAACTTTGAACAATTTCCAGAACTGGGCTGGTTCGAATGTGCAGGGCGGACAGTTCATGGTGTTCACTGGTGTTGGCAATACCTTGATTAACGCCAGCGTGACTGGTGACTTGACCTTTGATCTACGCACAGGTGCGGATTCTACACTGAATAACGTAGATGTACAGTTAAATGCTGGTGTGGTCAACAATGCAGAAGTCAATGCTGCTGCGGCGATTGCGCAGAGCAAGTTAGACATGACCATTGCTACTGCGCAGTTAGCAGCACCCACAGGCTCAGCCGCGACCATACAAGCAGCCAGCGGACTTAGTAGTTTCAGCAGTGCAGATTTCACAGTTAACAACGGCTTTGTAATACTCAAAGCCAATTCGGTGCAGTTCGGTGATATTGAACAGATGGCGCCTGATACCTTGATAGGTAACAGCACTGCTGCTACTGCCAATGCTGCTGCTGTGGCATTTACCACTGTGGTAGACGAGGGATTGGCTGTTAAGAAATCACAGTACAGCACTGTGGGATTCCTACGTAGAACTGGCGCTTCAACTGCCAGTGATGCTAACTTTGTGGTTGTGGCAGGGTCTGCAGGATCCAGTGCCAGTGTGGGAGCCAGTGAAATCATAGTGAGAGACAGCAACGGTGATTTTGGTGGAAGGACTGTAGATGTATCAAATATCAAGATTGACACACAGTTAGGCATAGATTCTGCTGTCACTGCCACTGGCGGATATTTGAGATATTACGGGTACAACAGTGCTGGTGGTATATTGATACAAGATGGATCTTTGGCTGCAGATAAAAAGATAGCATACTGGAATGACAGTCACGAATTCAAAACCCAAAATGGCATTTCCAATGCTCCTATAACCTGTTCTACAGTAACCGCAACATCAGTACAGGCACAGACGTTGACCACAGGTGGTAACACCACAGCCGGTACAATCACAGGACGCTGGACACTGAGCGGTACATCACCAAACGAATCGAGGCTGCAGGCCACATACTCCGCCGACTTAGCTGAAAACTATGAAGGTGATCGAGACTATGAAGTAGGAACTGTTCTAGTATTTGGCGGTGATAAAGAGGTCACAGCAACTAACATTAAAAACGATACAAGAGTAGCAGGTGTTGTTTCTAATACCGCTGCTTACACCATGTACGAAGCATGTCCGGGACTGAAAAATCTAGTCGCACTTCAAGGACGTGTGCCCTGTAAGGTAGTTGGTAAAATCAAGAAAGGAGATATCTTGGTAACATCTGGAATTCCAGGAGTTGCTGCTGCTGCGCACGGCGATGTTAAAGTTGGAACAGTGGTCGGTAAAGCTCTAAAAGATTATGATAGCGATCATATAGGTCTATTAGAAATAGCGGTAGGGAGAACATAATGCCTTTCAATACAAACATAACCCCAGGTCGTCCTCCTGTACTGTGGAGCGATGTTAATGAAGCATTTACAAAAGTAAATGAAAACTTTGACATTCTAGTTGCGACTATTGGTAACGGTAGCGGACTTACTCCGATAGATTTCACTTCACTGGATACTGATGTTACCCCTACTACAGATAATTTACGTAGTCTAGGTGATATCACACACAGATGGAAATCAGTGTTTACCAGTGAAACTACAGTTGCTGATCCATTGAACGGATTATGGTCTGGTAATGCACAGATTAAAGGAATTGGACTTACTGTTAATCTACCAGATGGATCAACCGTAGGTGGAGATCCAATCACTGGAATTGGAACCAGCTTGATTATAGATCCCGAAAAAACATTCTTCAAAGAAATACAGGTAAACAATGATTTATCTGTGGTAGCCACTACATTCGGCGACACTGTGAATTTTCTGTCAAGTTCAGGCATAAGTCTTGCAGTGAGCTCGGGCGCGGACTCGATCACCTTTTCAAACACAGGCATACTGAGTGTAACCAGCGGATTGGGAATAACCTCTTCCACAGCTAGTGGAGTAGCCACAATAACCAATGCTGGTGTTCGCAGTTTACAGAGTACTACTGCATTGCCCTCGGGTAGAAGCACAGGCGCTGGTATTAACATAAACGGCACAACCGGAGATAACTTGAGAGTAACCAACACCGGAGTGATCAGCATATCATCTGGTGTAGGTATAACTGTGTCTCTAGATGCTGCTTCCGGTGATGTCACCATCACAAACTCTGCACCAGCGGTTAACGCATTTACACAGATCGAAGTCAATGGTGATTCTGCTAATAGACTACAGGCTGATGCAGTTAGTGACGTGTTAAACATCACCAGCGATGCAACCATCACTCTGACAAAAACAGTAGGTACTGATACATTGACCATTGCTGTGAATCCAGTGTTTGATCTTAGAGGTTCAGTGTTTGCAGATGATTCTACAGTGATGGTAGATGCTGTGAGTGGTACACTGAGAGGTATATTCATAGGCTCTGTGTTCACAGACAATTCAACACAGATCATAGATGGCAACACTGCCACAGTCTACGGTAATATAGAAGCCACAACATTAAGAACCAGTGAAGAAAAGATAGCACTAGGTGAAAATGCCGGTTTAAATCAAGCCTATCGTGCAGTTGCCATTGGTGCATCAGCTGGATCAGAAGATCAAGG